AATAGGATTATTGATTGGCGCAAAATCATCCAAGTGTTCGTCTAGGTATGACTTTGGAACTGCTTCCATAGCTGCGGTCGGATTGACAGAAAGATATAAAGGGCCAGTCATTGTGCCACCAGCAATCGGCAGGAATGTGCCAGAAACAATTGCCGACTGTAACGATTCAATCTCAGTCTTGGCCGCTGCAAAATTAGCGCGAACATCTGAGGTTAACGCTTCTCCGTAGGTAGGCTTGGTCGGATCAATATTGCTCATGTTTTTCTCTCCTTACCAACGAAACAATGCGCCACCAACTGCACCTGCACCAGCATAACCGCCAGTAGCAGAATTAGATCCACCACCACCCCCTGGCGCGGTGGCTGCGGCTACTGCACCAGCAGCATTTACACTGCCACCGAATCCACCGTAAGGTGAATTACCACCAATTGCCACGCCTAATGCGCCATTAACATAAGTTGCAACTGCATCTAAATCTTGTCCAATTTGTCCGAGTAAATTTACTAGACCTCCAGAGCCAACACCGCTAGCCCCAGCACCAGAATTTCCTGCGCCACCACCAGTTGCAGTAATTGTGCCAACAGTCGTAGTACCGCCTGCAATCGCTGGACTTATAGTGCCACCAATACCAACAGTAACCGTAAGGACTTGAGAGGTTGTTAGTGTAATATAGCCCATCGAGTAACCACCGCCACCGCCGGAACCATTAGTACCACCAGCAGCGCCGCCACCACCACCCCAAACATGCACTTGTACTCTAGTAATACTTGTAGGGCAATCAACACCTTGGGTGAACGTTCCAGTGGCAGCATAGTATTTGGAGCCGGAAAGGTTCTTCAACGAAAGGATGGCATCGCGCAAAGCATTCAGATTAGCTTCGGTTACAGTGCCGCCCGCACCAATGATAGCGGCGGCGATCTGACCGTATAACCAGTTGTCTTTCTGGTCATCCCATTTCATTAACGAATTGAAAAGCTCAACAGATGGTGGCGTCGCACCAAGGAATGCAAATCCAGCATTGGCTTGCGCGTCGCTAGGATCAGTGCTGGTCCCGGTGTTAGACCAAGTCTTGGAAAAACGGGTATATCCAGTAGCCATTTATAACATCCTCCTAAGTCACAGCGTAGTGATAGACCTTATTTCAGCATCAGGTAAAACATGTGGCCAATACTTCACGTTACGCATATGACCGTTTAGCGTTGCAGTAGCAGCTACAAACCAAGGGCTTATACCAAATGTTAAATACGTAGCAGCACTAGCTAAACCGCCGGCAGCATTTGAGCCTGATCCAATGACACCAGCATTTGTGCAGAGACGAATGGTTGCTGCGTTAAGTGTTCCACATATCTTGTTTACTGTGTTAGCAATGAATGGTCCGCTATATGCTGTTGACATACCACCACGGATAAATGCGGTGCTGAGGTTACCTACGGACCCAGCGAAATATAGTGTAGTTGGAAAATTCACCCCATCGCCAAAGCCACCAGGAGTTCCCGGAGGCGGGTTCTTGAGAAACATTTCAAACAATAATGAAACGGTTTCGGGGTTATACCATGGCGATGTCGGAATATAGCATGTGTCTACTGCGCGTGTGGCTGCCGCTGCTCCCGTTACAATAAGACTTGTTGTATCACCATACTGTTCTATCTGTCCACCCCAAGCGTAATACTGCGCGTTGTTGACACGAACGGCGCTGACATCAGAAACAGCAGACATGAAGTAGAATTGCGCTGTAGTAGCTGGCGTCTGGAATGTTCCATACACACGAAACCAACCATTTGGCATTGCAATACTAGACGCGGAAACATTGGTTCCCGAGCCACGCGCACTAAATGTCGTAACACCAGTTACTAGATTAATGTAAACATTGACGCCATGTGCACTACCTGAGTCACCAGCAACAAACCGAACGAAATCACAATTGCCACGTTTGAGATACACAGAGAAAGAGAATAACGTATTTGCTGCTACCGCAGTGGCATTCGTAACGGTATAGGCTGTATTAGCAATACCCTCTGTTATCAGAGTTGCTGTCATGCTACCTGATGGCGAAGTAGCTGCATTAGCAGTAACTGTTGTGTCTGTCTTAGGCCATAGACTTACGTTGTTAGAATTGACAACGATATTTGTGCTTGCGCTTTCCAGCAATAGCCCGCGTAACGCGTGCGTTATTGGATCATAATCCCAACGTGGTGCGCCGCTGGCTGCTGTGGTTGTTCGAGTATAGAATGTAGCGGCTGCACCAACCTCGATTTGTGCGCCCCAGATATAATAAGTTCCATTGGCTACACGCGTAGATTGACCATTGGCAGTTGCTGTTATAATAGTCATGTTAACAGTAGTCACTCCAACAGGCATCGTTACTGTTGTTATAAGACGATACCAACCATTGGGCAGAACTACTATTGATGCGGTTGGGTTTGTTGCTCCGCCTTGTGACGATACGGCACCAAGCGTTCCCGTTTGTAAATTGAGCCATATGTGTCCACCGATGGCTAGTGTCGTATCCAAAGGCATCAAATGCACCCATGGCGTTCCGTTATATTTGAGATATACAGAAACTGTGACAGTTGATCCAGCTGTTATCGTAGGTGTGTTAGATCGTAGCGATGCGGTGCCTGCGACACCTTCAGTAATAAGCGCACCAGTAGTAGTTCCATCAGGCGATATAGTATTGTTATCTGTAACCGTTGTGTCAGTCTTAACAGGCCACGAATTAAACACTTGAGAATTAGTGACAAGATTATTTACAGCGCCCTGTATTAGACCAGCGCTATCAATATAGGTTCCAGCGGATGCGCGCGTAAACACAACCATAGGATCAAGCACGCCAGGAGTCATAAAGTCTAGGTTGAGAGTTGGCGTATCAACGATAAGGATCGGTGGATTATTCGACGCGATTTGTCGAGCCAAAATGCCAACGCCAAAACCAAAGTAAATCAGTTGATTTGAGAAACCAAAAGTGTTGTCGCGATCAAACACATATGATTGAAACCCAACACCACCAGCGCGAGGGATGACCGCATCTAAAATCGAAGCTTCATAACTGTTTGCATTGATTAGCATATTGTCAATATAGACACCGATGTTAGCATTGCCAGCATCGTGAACTATGGTTCCGGTGACATTCAAGGTTCGGTTAACAACATACATAATGTCTTCGGCAGTGCCATGACTGTTGTTTACTGCGATCTTGGTAGTGATCGCATAGCGATATTCTTCGTCACCTAGATATGCACTTTCAGCGTAAGGGTCGCTATCAAACCGCATACGTGCTACGCCAAAAGCACGCCCAGATGGTTGAGTAATGAAACCAAAGAACGGTAAATATACCGAAAGGGGAACCTCTCTTCCTTTACCAACGATACTACCAATACCATCCAACTGTACACCATTCGCAGTCTCTAACCAACGTAGTGTATACAGTTCATTTTGCGCAGAATCTAACTCATTAAACGGCGCATAAAACGCTTGAACAAAGGCCGCTGTATAAGATTTGTACTCATGCTGCGCAAGAAAATGCGACCACGCAACTGTTTCATGATCATGCGGAAAGCCTAGAACATCACTCATGTAATAATTACCGTAACTCTATCAATAGCAAATCGAGACAATTCCCTCACGGCAATTGGAACGTTAAGCAAACTGTATGCTCCTGGCGGGGAGTCGGGTTCACTGGTTAACGCAGTTTGAATTGATATCTGCCCAATGCCAGGAATTTGTGAGTAGATGGGACCAAGGAACCGTTGCACAATGATGTCCTTACCAACACCGAATGTGTTACCAGTGTCAGTAACGATCTGCTCAATCAACTCATCAGCGTTGGATGGAAACAGTTCTTCGCTGTACTTTACTACAGTTACTCTAACCCAAACGAAGATAGGGTTTGGCCGATTGAAATTAATTACGTGAGTGTAACCGGAGCTATCAGTTACACTTACAACTGTGCTGCCGAACGTATCAATGCCCGCTGCTTTGGTGCGGAAGATTTGGTCACCAATCGATTGTGGCTCGCCGCCATAAGCTACTACCTCGATACTGTGTGGCGATCTACCGTTACTATCAGTAACATCGCTTTTATTTTCATAGACTGCGACACTCAGCAGACCAAGGATGTTTTGTTCCAGATTAGCTTTGATTGATTCCAGTGTTGCCGCACCAAGCCGGTATACACCAAGTCTGTAACGTTGTCTTAGCAGATCATCAGTTTCGGTTTCCCGACCACTCTGGCCAGGAGTAACATTGTCAACACTGTCTAATCCGGTTAACGTTGTAACAATTTGCGTTATACTGTTGATCGGTATTTCGATTGGTCCATAGTTTACTGCTTTGACCATACCCGTGCCACCGAGTTTGATCGCAGTAATTCCAGCAGAGAAAGTTACATGAAAATCAAGGCCATCGATTCGGTATATACGAATGGTATTCGCATCTTGCACAACAGTGTAGTTGGCAGACACCAGCAACGGTGCCAAATGTCCGGCAATCATAACGTTAGTATCAGCGAAGATCGCAGTATAACTTGCGGTAACGATGTTACCAGCACTGGTCAAGGTTACCGTATATACACTACCAACTGTTGCAGTGTTGACAGATACTGTAGCATCACCAACCGCAGCAACATCAATCGTTACATCATCCTGTAAAACAAAATCCTCTCTGCTAGTTTCAGATCGCACCACTGTTCCAGCAGGTACAGTGACCCCTTGGTTACCGTAAAAGTTTACAAAGCAAAGTGATTGTAACGCCCATAGTCTAGTTACGCCAGCAAACGAAACAGCATGATCAAGGTTAACTCCGAAAGCAGAGATAGGATACATCGCATGGTATACTGCTTGTGCGAGTTCCCAAATCACGGTTTCACGTTCCGCGAACACATCAATGAACTGACCAGTAATCGAGTCTGGTCTTGTTTCAAAAGTGAGTTGAGTTTTTGCCTGTAACGAATCAATGATGGCTTGCCGTATCTCTGGCAACCGCATCCGTACAAAACCAACTGGCAGTACGCCATAGTCAATCGAAATTACATCAGACATGGAATGCAGTATCCAATTTGAAGGAATCCGTTATCGGGCCGTAGTCTGTTTGTGCAACGAAGTTTACTTCAAGTGTTCTCCTGGCGGCATCGAATGCCATGAAGAAATTTTCCAATCTGATAACATGTGGAACGGCATTGATATGGGCTCGTAATATTACCTCTATCGTATTCATTCTAGGGTTCTTCACCAAGATGTCTTCAAGGTATGGAACCCCAAATGTTACGTCTAGGAACCATTCACCAAGGAACGCCAGGAGTGTGATCTTGATTTGCTGCGCTACCTTATCGGCTCCGTTGATTGGAGTGATTGCATATTTCTTTGGTGGACCATCAGCAGCAACAGTGAACCACATATCATGGTCCGCGCGCGATAGCGCAAGATCATAAGTGCCTTGGGTTTCACTCATCCTAGTGGTGGCCCTGAACTGCCGGAACCTGTCTGTACATTTGTATGTTGATGGTTCTCAAGTATGAAGGTTCGTTCAGTAGTGGAAACGGTTATGGTGTTGCCAGTGATTCCGATGTTACCCATGTTATCGATGCTGATACCAGTAGCACCATTGTTGAAAGTAATCGTTCCGGTGAAACCATCGATACGCAAACCACCTTTATCGTTACCTAGAATGATCGTACCATCAGGTTGGATTCGCAGTTGGGCTTTGTTAAACTTTAGTACCACATCGTTAGGATCACCAGTGATACCAGTTGGTTGACAACCAGGAATAAATACAGAATCAGATAAATCAAACTGGCGCGGATCATCCGGCATATCGTTGTTACCAGACAACCAGCCTTCTAGCGAACGTTGCTGTACAACGATCACTCCTTTATCACCAGATTTTAACGGCATAGTCAGAGAAGATTTTCCACCACCACTCGCTGTCCATACAACTGGAACCTCAACAATATTAGGCGCGGGTAACGATTCCTCGCTAGCGATACGCTTAGGAAGATCAGGTTTTACAACGGCACGGTTAGTAGCAGGATCATATGAAACTATCGTAACTGGCATCGAGGTATTGATTTCAGACAACGCTGATTCGATTACAGTTTGCATCGATTGAATGTTCGTCGTCATCCTAGGAATCCGTCATTGTATGGTTTGTACTTCTTAACCTCTGGCGGTTTTACCGCTGGTCTTTGTGGCGCTGCACCACCCTTTGCAGCCTTCTTGTCACCGATAGGCTTAGCAGTATCGACAAGATTTAATTCTGTCTGCCAATCGCCTTCATGACTATCACCAGTATGCGTCAGTTCCTCGATACGAAAAATTCCTTCAACTGCTTTAGCCTTTAGCATAACCCGATCACCAGGATTTACCATCGGCAACAACAGGTTTTTAACACTCCAACCATTCCAAGTTTGCTTTGGTTCTGTTGATGTAATCTTTGTAGTACCCTTCTTCTTAGTGTTAGTGTCACTTTTACCTTTCTCACCTTTACTTTCTGCTTTGTCTTCACGTTTACTTTCTGGGCTACCAATCATTCCAGATACAGCAGAAATCTCAAGCCCTTGTCTAGTCGTTACCATGCCTTTCTGAATAACTTGCAGTACTCCATTCTGGATTGACCATTCCAGACCAGTAGCTTTCGCGGTCTTGTCTAGCAAAGTTCTTGCTGCACCATAGTAAGATAAACCATTTTGCCATTCTCGCTCGGGAACATCATTCGGTATACTCAATGGTAAGCCCATCTTCGTAGCCACATCAGAAAATACCTGTTTGGATTTGACGTTCTTGCTATATCCAACTGATATTGTCGTATCGCGTATCTCTTGTGTTCCATCCCCTAGTTCCATTTCGGTAACAATATCTGGACCATCAAATTTGGTCCATGCAAATGTAACGTTACCAGAAAAAATCAAGAGTGGTCCAGTTTCTTCACTGTAACCAGCATAGAGTAAGCATCGTGTATTGACCTTCTCAATCTCCTGGCGGGTTGCTTTGCTCAAGTTCCAGATACTGATTTTGCTGTTGTTTGGATTCTTATCAGCGGTCTTCTGTATACTGAACTGTATACGCAGATTGTTAATCTCAATCCCTTGGGTTTGACCTTTCTTACCAATCAGTAAACGGTATACTCTATCGAATAACATTCAAAACGTCTTCATGAGTGAAGTAAATAAACTCAAACTTTTTGCCAACCAAATCCTGCCGACTAGGTGGCCCATTGAAATTCCTGTCTATGTAAGCCATCAGATCACCTAACGGCATATCGGGGTACTTGAACTGCCTTAGTATGGTGTAGTTAGGAGCGATACAGATTCCATCCACTATAGTAATGTACGCTGAGTTACGAATCCCCAGTTCCCAATACTGTCCAGTTTGGTTCCAATCGATATCGATATAGAACAGTTCCTCATCCAAAACTGTTTCCATCGACTGACTGTTATAGTCTTCTAACGGTAACACAAACATTATCTTGGCGGTCCAAATGTTGGTGGTACTGGCGGTCCAAATGACGGGCCAAAGATTGGCTTGTAATCCGGCGGCGGAATTAGTGAAGGGTTAATACTGTTTGTCATACTTACAGTTGGACCCATAGGCTTTACTGGTGGCGTTTCAACACCGGGTTTACTACCACTTGGTTTTCCTGTTGCACCAGTTTGACCATTTGCTGAACCGGTTGCTTTACCACTACCACCACTTTCTGCCGGTAGACTAGCAGTCTTCAGTGCAACCTTTCTGATCTTCCTCAAATCAGCACTAATATCAAGCCAATTTCCACCGTCATCACCATTGCTTCTAGTAACAGAAAGACTAGTAAATGCCATGTCTTCATAGACACCAAGTCCCGTTACTACTTTAACTGGTTGCCTTGCTTTATGCATACTACGCAACTGGTCAACCGCATCTACCATCTTGGTGTAACAAGCTGGTCCAAATTCAAACGATAGGATTTTACTTGATGCTATCCTTCCGGTAATCGATAGCTCTTCATTGCTTTGCGTGATATGATCGCTGATATCTGGTGATCCATCCTCAACTGGATACTTGGTTGCTTCCGATGGCAGACTCAGATTTTCTGACACCAAAATATCAAGTGACAGAAAGCCTAGCTTACTGTTTCCTCCAGTTGTGAAGAACATCGATAGTGCAGGCATCTTAACCTCTGGCCGTTTCGGTTAACGGCATTGCATTAGCAGCCTGTCTACTCAACGTACCCAACACATCATCAATGCCTGATCTGATTTGCGAAATAAGCGCTTGCTCTGATTGCGGAAGATTAAACGTTAGAGTATTATTCTGATTTACCGTTGGTGTGTTGTTCAGTGTAGCCCCAGGTCCAGGCAAGAAAGTCCCTGGACCAAATTGACCGGGTTGTACCTTGTATGGTTGGATTGCTTCCGGCCCTTTCAATACTCTATTAACAGTGCCAGCGCCAAGATTTTTCAACATCTGCCAAACATCATGCCCTAGGTCACCAGTATATCCTTGTTTTTTGTTAATTTCATCCCGTACTCTTTTCATTTCTTCATCAGATTGTACAGGCAAATTACCAGGAGTATCACCCTTAAGGGAACCAACAGTGCCCCAAAGTCCTAGTTTAGCGGCAAATCTTAACCACCAAGGCGCAGTCGCACCAGCAATAGCACCTAATCCAATAGCGGAACGAATAAGGTTAAGAGTGCTAAGTACTAATCTAAGTCCACTTAACAGTCCACCAAAGCCAATAAGGTTCCACAAGAAAAACGCGGCACCAACCAAACCAATTGCTATTGTAAGTTCGTTTAGGTCAAAACCCAACTCACGGAGTTTTTGTTGTATCCATTGAATCGCTTCTCTACCGGAAATATACCAATCTGCGAATGGACTCGTAAGTACCTTCTGTTCCATCGCAGCCATTACGTCTTCGAATTTACCTACCCATCTGCCGATAACAGAATCTTCGCCAGCCATCCAAAGGATGGCATCCACTACTAGAACTATAGCAGCGGCCAATGCTGTCCACTTAAGCGCAAACAACGCTACCGCTCTGGTTCCAAAAGCTAATGCCGTAACCAACTTGATGCCAATAGCAGCGCCAGCAGCAATACCGATGAATTGGATAGCATTACCCAAGCCACCAAATACATTGATTATCTTTTCGACTGTGTTATAAATTGTATCGCCAACCTTGACGATGATCCTACCAACCTTCTCAGTCTGATTACCAACCTTCCAAATCTCTGATGATAATTTAGCGAAACGATTCCAAACGTAATTCCATGCACGGGTTGTCGTTATCGGAAGTTTGGCAAAATCCTTATCCAGTTGCTCAATCGATTTGCCTAAGTAACCGGTAATGACATCGGCAGTTAACTTGCCGTCTTTCGCCATCTCCTGTAAGGCTTCACGTCCCGTCTTACCCGCGTACTTTACTCCCTTAGCGAACGAATCAACCAAGTCTGGCGCTTCATCAACGATCAAACCCCATTGCCGCAGACCAATGGCGCCACGTCGGAAGCCTTGGTTGAATGCACCGAGTACAGCTTGTACTTGTTCTGGATTAACCTTGCCAACCGCAAAAGCCTTGTACATATTTTCAGTAGTCTTAAGCAACGCTTCTTGGCTAACTTTACTGTCTTTGCTTTCGTTCAACCATTCACGATACGTACTAAGTATCTCTGTATATTTTACACCGGTCTTTTGTGCGATATCAAACAGGTCTTGGTTAGCTTGTCTGATATCATCACTAGGGCGCGCAAGCCTAGCCATCTGATACTGTAGCTTATTGATTTCTTTCCCTGCCGAAACAAGCCCATCAACGACTTCATAAATTTTGTCGGCAGCAAGGTAGATACCAAACAGTTTACCCAAGCCCATAAGGCTAGTCTTGAGTTGAGTAACTTGAGAGTTAACCTTGTCAAGTCCTTCTGACTTGAAGGTTACTAGCGTAACAAGTTCACGAACCAACGCCATTATTTCTTACTCCTGGCGCGTTCGTGCTCACGCATTTCTGCGGCAGATCGCATATCCATCAGCGCATTGATCTTTAGTATATCGATGATGTCTACGTCCCCCGATTTCACTTCTTGTATGCTAACCAAACCTGCAAGTATTGGTCGCCAAATTACCAGTTCCTCTAGAAAGTCTTCGCGCAGAATACCTATTGGATCGTTGGTTGCGATTGTTCCGGTCCAATAAGGCTTCTGCCTCGCGTAAAAACCTTTTCGTAATTATACCTCAGCACTTCAACAACCAACATGATTACATCTGAAACGTCATCAACCGCACGATTCATAGCAGGTTCGTCTAATTGCACTGGCGGATCACCTTGGATGACAACCGAAACGTAGTCCTTATCCAGTACCAACTTGACCATTGCCACTAGCGACTTACCATCCAACCCTTTTGAAATCATTTCGATGGCTTTGAATGCAGCATCAACTCGCGATGCATCAGTTTGATTTGCATCGTTAGCCTCCATCAATGCTGCCATCGGTGGCAAGAAACGTTTCTGTACTTCGCCTAATACTTCAAGTGAAAGGAACGGTTCGTAACGTCTGATGTAAAATTTGTTCCCGTTGTCTAATTCAAACTCATGTCTGCCCGTTGCCACGAAACCTCCTTATACCAAGTATGTTACGGGAGCGGCAGTTTCGATCTGCCATGCTCTAGTCGAAATTTCCTTACTAAACTCAACATCAGCCGGCTTTACTACCCAAGCTTGCGCCGCCATAAACAACGTTTCCCCGCACAAGTCTTGAATGAGAATAGGACCAATGGTTCCGCCACAAGTTAGCGTATCCATGCTAAACAATGTAGAAAGATAAGCGTTACCGGGACTGGTCTGCTGTAGTGAAATGGTTACTGTGCAACGACGATCGGTATTGA